AAACTATTGTTTTCACAATGTGTGAAGACATGTGTGTCGCATACGCGCCGGGACTTCACAGACCTGCAGCAGATATCTCAAAGCTGTCACCTCATCCGGGGGCTCAGGTATTTAATCTTGCTGCACCACTTGGAGTCTTTGAAAAGAATATGATTCCTATCCTGCACGGCCATTATAGTGGCCGTGCTTATGGAGGAAAAGCGCTCTATACTATTCCTGCAATTGGCGGAAGTTCTGGATCTCCTGTCTTTAATCGTCGTGGCGAAGTTGTCGGGATGATTCACTCAGTACACTATCGATTTCATCATCTCGCAATTTCTCCTACCCACGAAGAAATTCAAGATTATATATTAAAATACGCTAATCGTAAAACACTGCTTGAAAACCTAGTTAAATAATCTCGTCAACTAAGCCGTATTCTAAGCAAGTCTCTGCATCAAACCAAAGATCTCGTTTTAACATTTCTCTAAGCTTTTTCTTTGGGATTTTGGTGTATTTCCCATACATGTCTTTAATAACTTCCATAAACAGATCGTTGTTCTGCATATGATCTTTTTGTTCCTCATATTTGCCCCATACTCCGGAAGAAAGTTGGTGCACTAGCATAAACGCATTCTTTCTAATTGCCCTTCGTGTTCCAACAATACTTATAAGGGTTGCTGCAGAAGCTGCACAACCTTCTATGAGTGTACACACGGGCACCTTTGAGGATTGTATGGTATCAACTGTAGAAAGCGCTGAAAAAACGCTGCCTCCGAAGCTGTTAATATGAAGGTATATGTTTGCAGGGGTATTGGTTTTAAGTAAGTTTGTTTGGTTAACCAAATTTACACTCAAGTTGTTGATAGCCTTATTTAGCTCCAAGCTCTTTGATCGACTAACTTCAGAATAAAAGTATATCGTATTGTTAACAATTTCTACGATATGATCTTTATCTTTCGACGCATTTACCGGAGACGGCGGCAGTAATACCTCTTTTGGGGCTGATTTGCGAGTTGCAAGCCAATAATAATCTTCCAAGTTAAACTCCTATTATTTTAGTTATTTTGCATCACAAGCAGTATAGCCAACAACACAGCTGAAACTAGGTATGCATAAAAATAAATTTTATCAATTCTCTTATTATAACACTTTATCGCATGCCTTTTTAGTTCCACCATTGCCACCACCAACATCAAAGCAAAGAACATATTACCACTAGCAACGCACAGCAATATGCCAGCTGCTACTGAAATTGTCAATACAGCTTGTACTATTGGTGAAAGACAATTTTCTTCATTTTCCATACCAACACCTTACACTAATCTAGATCATAAGTTAAATAAAAAAGGCGCCGGCGCCTTCATATTATTTGATATTCTGTATTACCGCGGTGATCGTTGAACCAATTCGGAATTTTTTCTTTAGGGTAACGCATGCGCGGTTTGCTAGCATAAAATTTGCGATAAGACTCAACTATATTATCAGACTTAAATTCTGGGGGCATACAAAGGGGGAGCAGGGTTAATTCTTGTAAAGGGAATAATGTTGGGTTATATAATTGTATACATTTTTCCAGCACGGATGTACACTTGTGTACTTTGTTAAATCGTGATTTGTATTCTTCGATCATTGCAACGGTGTGTTTGACTAGAGCTTCAAAATTAGCAGAAGACAATCTAACCCATTTTGTTGATGGGTGATTTTTGTGTGTTGAACGATATGGCGTCACCTGTTCTCCATAAAGTTCGTTAAGCGTGGTGCATAACATTTGACAAGACTCAAGTATCATCTTCACAACTCTATAGTTATCAAGTGACTTTGCGGACTTAACCCAGTCGATATCATTAGTTGTAAGATCACCTTCAATCGCAAATATATTCATCGTACCTTCTTAGTTAAATTAGTACCCTCTATTGGATTCGAACCAATGACCTACAGATTAGAAGTCTGTTGCTCTGTCCGACTGAGCTAAGAGGGTAAAAACATTATAGCACAAACTGGATTAGCTAGTCAAGTATTTATTTGAATTCACAAGCGCCGCAATGACAGGGCTTGTTCGGACAGTGTAGCTTCCTGTCTTTTATATACTGGTCAACGGAATAAGGGTGATCTACTGGATTTCGATTATTATGCTGAGATAATCTCCAGAACTCATGGTATGTGTCTCTATGAAACTTATTTTGAATGATTCCCGAAAGCGTGATCATGTTGTGCGGATCCACAAAAGATCTATGAATTTTTGCGGCATTCTCTATTTCTTCTTGAGTTAATTTTGGTTTATTTTCTTGATGCGCATCGAATCCTGCAGGGGCGGTATTGGGCCACCAATCATCGATTCTTTTTGTTACTTTTTCTTTTTTCATTTTTAACAGGCTCCATCTCCATGGCTCGTATCTTGACTACAAAAGTGCCGTTATGACGTCTTTTAATTTTAGCTCGAACTTTCTTTTCTGAGAGGACAGACATTTCGTTGATCTCTTGAGCCAATACAAAAGCTTCTTCATAAGATTTAAAAATTGCCTTATTCGTCCAAGGTTTTCCTTGGGGTTTCTTTTCTTTCTCGATTGTTGTTTCGTTCATTGTTCTCCCTATTACCAATCTAATCCGCTCATCGACATAATCGCAATTAAACCCGGCAAGCCTTCTTTTATATAAACACCCGAAAAGAGCGTTTTTGTTCTGCCACCGACATAAGCAGTAGCAGCATCGATATGCTTGCTGACTTCTGGATTGTTCGCCATCTCTGGTGTTACAACAAATAAAATGGCTCCTGTTTCCGGCTTCCCTCTGGGTACTGGGCACGGAGATTGTTTAATACAATTTTGAAAAATTGTTGCTCCAAGATTTGCCACCGATGGATCTCGTACAAGAGTTGTACCAATTACTGTTCTCTTTTTTGTCGAGAGACATATTTCAAGATCTTTCGAGTCAAACGTTTGAATTGGAGATATCTCAGAAGCCAACTTAAATACCTGAGCCAACATCTTCGCAAATGCTGTGTTTGCAGCAGGGTAAAGATTTAACATGCCAACCTTTCCTCGAAGCATCTGCACTTGTTTTTCATTACTGAGGGCGATATATGGAAGGTTAGAAACATCTTTCAGTAGGGAATTGGCATTCTCACTAATCGTGTCATTAAGAGATTCTTGCGCAGTAGGAACAGTTGCAACATAAACAACCGTGCCTGATGCTTGGACTGATTTGAGATATCTAGCAAAAACATCTTTGAGCGCTCCTGCGGCAGAACCAGTTCCGCCTCCGCCACCAGCTAGTACGAAAAGCCAATCAACCTTCCCAAGCTTTGTGCGGAGGGCATCTTCAACAACGGTGCTGTTATCTTTAAGAACCTTTTTACCAAAATTAACATCTTTGCCTACGCCATCTGAATCTGGGATAACAACCATGTGTTGAGGCTCTACGCCGGCTGGCTGATCCTTTTCAGTTGTATTAACAAGAAGGGTTTTAGTAAAACCAATATCAATAAAAGCTTTAGCTAATTTTCCTCCGCCTCCGCCAATACCGACGAAGCCGACATTTAGCGCCGAAACCGCTGTATTTTCAGGTAGTAAATCATCGCCAGTTTGCTCAACTTCCGCACCATAATGATCTACAAAATCAAAATCACTCATTTTTTTTCTCCAATTAAAAAACGCTAACAGCCCATCCCTCTGTCAGCAAAATTCCACCCTTAGGGTCATTCGCATGTGGTGGAGGCGCCCGGAGTCGAACCGGGGTCCAGAACATATCTAATTAGTCGTCATTCACAAGATTAGTTAGTTATTTGACACCAACAAACTGCGTTAAAGCTCAACTTAGCATGCGCACCACTTGTTTTTTAAAGAAACAAGAAACTTATTTGCTAGTCTTGAATAACAAGGCTACTAGCCGCCCCGGATTATGCAGCTAAGGCGTAATCAAAGTCAACGTTTTCGTTGTCAATTAAAAGGTTGAATGTTTTTACTGTGACACTCACACAGTCTTGCACGAATTAAGCTTCTATACTCTGTCGAAACCGTTTCGCCCCCATAATGTAAAAGATCAAAAAGTGTTTGTGGGTTGGCTTTTGTCTCGCGCCAAAGCCATACTAGCCTCTCTTCACATTTCGCCTTTTTGGCTGGATTTCGTTAGAGACAATGAAAACCTACATATCGGAGGATACCCACAACACATTCTGCCCCAGCGTCCGACGCCTCCTCTCTTAAGGGCATAATAAAAATTAACTAAAACATTTAAAGAACCTCATATAACTATACGTATTATACTATACCTGAAAAGGAAATTAAAGTCAATCTTTTTCTTCTTCAAAATACGAGTCAATTTGATACTTTTTAACTAGTTGATTAAATCTGTTTTTATCAAAGCCTAGAAAGCGGCCGGCCTCCATCTTAGTTTTAGTTGCTGAGTACGCATATTTTAATACAGCGTCGTTAACAATGTTTCTGAGAGAAAACCAAATAGGTATGCCATATAACATACCTCCAGCTGACTTAGCAGCTAATTCTAATTTAAGAGCTATAACTTCTTCTAAGCTGAGATTATTTAACATAACTTCAAACTCATCTGTACTCTTCTTTTCTCTCTGAAGTTTCTTACTCACAGAATAATATTTGTTTTTACCCTGAGTTCTTTTTTTCTTTTTAGTGTAAGTCATTTATTATAACACTTCCGTAATCACCAATTGGTGATTTTTGATATCTATTTCTTTAGTTTTAACAACTCTAATGTTTATCTTTTGTATTAACTACTTTTTTAGAGTTTTTACTAAAAATACCATATTTTTATAAAAAAGTAAAGCTTAAAGTTCGAGATCTAGATCATCCAACCCAGCTTCCTCTTCGGCCTCGGGTTCTAGCTCGGTCTCAGCTTCTTTTTCTTGTTCATACTCCGGAGTAGTAGGTTCCGGAGAAATGGTCGTTTGAAGTTCATCTTCGAACTTGTCGAAATATAGTTTCAAGTTTGTAATCAAATAATCATAAAACAGATCTTTATCCTTTTGATCATCCAGTCGCTCATAACCTTTAACAATTTGGTTCTCGACTCTCTTGAACGTTTCATAAGCAAAATTTCTACCAGTTTTATCTTCGCCCTCAACTCCAAAGTCTTCTTCAGGAGTTTTTTCAGGTTCAGGTTCTGGCTCTGTTTCTCCACGTACATCGATAAATGCCTCGTCTTCTTCTTCACCGACGTCGATATCTATTTCTTGCTCTTGGATAGCTTCAACGTCCTCAGCCGGGCCTTCAGTTGCGCGTTCTGTGGCGAGGAGATTCGTAACAC